TCGACTCAGGCAACTGCCATAGCAAATGTTGGTAATAACGGGGATATTCAATCAATAACAATAACCGACGCAGGCTTAGGATATAGAAATCCACCTGCAGTAACTATATCGTCTCCAGACTTTGGATCAATTCCATACCAAGACATTGAGTTTGATGACAACTGGGGTATTATTAAAACCATAGTGAGTGAATAATATGAATGATAAAATAGCTGAAAATCTCGGATTGAGACCACTTTCAGAAATTAGAGAAGAAGAGCTAGCTGCCACGCCAGTTGAAGTTGTTGAAGAAATACTTCCAGCTATAGTAACCGACGAGGTAGATGACGAGAATCTAAAGGATCTTGCAAAAGTTCGTGAAAACATTGAAGGTGTTATTGAAATCGGAAATGAAGCAGTAAGAGAAATGCTTGAGATTGCAAAACAGTCAGAACAACCAAGAGCATTCGAGGTTGTATCCACATTGATGAAAACGATGTTAGACGCCAATAAAGATTTTGCTGATGTTTCAACTAAAAAGAAATTTGCAAAAGAAGAAATAAATGCACCTAAAGAGGCTGCGCAAACCAACACAGTAAATAATAACTTGATTGTATCCACCGCGGATTTATTAAAAATGTTGAAAGATACTGAAAATGGGTGACGGTTATTTAGGAAACCAACATCTTAAAAAGATTGGTGAAGAAATAGAATGGTCGCCTGACCTATTAAAAGAGTATATGAAATGTGCGCAAGATCCAATATATTTTGCCAAGAATTATATTAAAATTGTACATGTTGATAAGGGATTAGTTCCATTTGAAATGTACGATTACCAAGAAAATATTACTCGAAAAATTACTGATAATAGACGTTTGGCTGTTTTGACGGCTCGGCAGTCTGGTAAAACAACCACTGCAATGGCTATTATTTTACATTACGTTTTATTTAATGAATTTAAAACAGTTGCTATCCTAGCTAATAAAGGTGATGCTGCCCGAGAAGTAATGGCTCGAGTCAAACTTGCATTTGAATCATTACCTAAATGGCTGCAACAAGGGGTTGAGGAATGGAACAAAGGAAACATTGCACTTGAAAATGGGTGTCAAGTTTTGGCTGGTACTACGTCGTCGAGTGCTATTCGTGGTAAGTCTGTTAATTTTCTATACCTTGATGAGGTTGCATTCATTGAAGGATATGACGAATTTTTCGCATCTGTTTATCCTACTATCTCGTCTGGCGAGTCAACAAAACTTTTAATGACTTCTACTCCAAATGGATTAAACCATTTTTGGAAAACATGTACTGGCGCAAGAGAAGGTACAAATGGTTATGAATATGAAGAAGTTATGTGGCACGATGTTCCGGGTCGCGATGAAAAATGGCGTAAGGAAACAATCGAAGCATTAGACCACGACGAAGAAAAATTCAACCAAGAATATTGTTGTCAGTTCCTAGGTAGTTCTGGTACTCTTATTGCAGGTTGGAAACTAAAAGAGTTATTACATTCAGTACCAATAGGACAACAAGATGGTTTTTTACAATACGAAAAGCCAATAAAAGATCGTCAGTATTCTATGACAGTCGATGTTGCTCGTGGTAAAGGTTTGGACTATTCATGTTTTTCAGTAATTGATATTACAGAAATGCCATATAAACAAGTGGCAATGTTTAGAGATAACATGGTAGGACCAATTGATTTTGCATCAGTTGTTTTTAGAATAGGACAAGTATATAATACCGCTGCTGTTTTAATAGAGGTTAACGATATTGGAGAACAGGTTGCTGATGTTCTCTTAATGGATTATGGTTATGAAAATATATTATACACCACAAACAATGGAAGAGCTGGTAAAATACTTACTGGCGGTTTTGGTAAAAAAGTAGATAATGGAATAAGAACAACTAAAAACGTTAAGGCAGTTGGATGTAGCATGCTTAAAATGCTAATTGAGCAAAACCAACTTATTATACAAGATTATGATACTATACAAGAAATTAGCCGTTTTTCTAAAAAAGCAAACTCATACGAAGCAGAGTCAGGATTTCACGACGAT